GTTGACGTGTTTCCTCCAGGTACATTAGACTGGGGTGTAAGTTACCTTATGCAATTCTTTACTGATGAATATCTTCGTGACTTCTTCCAATCCGGTGGATTCGGCAAGAGTCCTTCCTGACAAACATATTGTAAAGATGCCCTTAGAGACCTGTCAGATGCTCTCTATCGTCTGTTCAGACAAGTGGGGGCATGGTTATGGTACTTTGCCTAAGGCAGACGGTAACCCCTATGCTACAGAGAAAGGAGCATTCCGCAATCACCCTTGCACCAAGTGGGCAAACGAGACTGTAGCAAACTCTAGATGGTTGCTTGCTCATGGTATTGCATTATGTGAAGAGTATTTCAATCGATATGGGAAATGCCATACTTGCTTCAAGACTCTCCTTGCTGCTGATGAAATCATTCCTTATGTGAAATGGGATGGTCATACTCCTTTTGTTCGTGCAATGCCTGAGGAGTTCAAGTTTGATGATAGTATTGACACACTCACTGCTTACAAAATGTACATTGCATCTAAACCATGGGTGAAGGATAATTACCTTCGTCTTCCTAATCGTAAACCTGAATGGATATGAAAACAACATTAACTGTTAGTGATGATGGAATTCTTACATTTCCTGACGATATAATGGAAGAACTTGGATGGAAAGAAGGTGATCTACTACAATGGATCGATAACAATGATGGTTCTTTTTCTCTGGTGAAACATGACGAAACACTTTAAACAAACCTGCGACAAACCATATGATCGTCATGATTACAAAATAGTGTACTCAAACAATCAATCTGTCACGGTAGATTCGTGGAAACAAGTTCAACAACTTTGGTGGGAAACTCCATCACAATTTCAATCTCATATTGAAGTGTTGGATAAAATTAATACCCGTCCCAAACACATGACCAAAGGATTTGTATGATCATTGATTATGATCACAACCAAGTACCAGTTCCACAAGAGATAGTTGATTTTTGTGACCACTTCACCTATAATACTGAACGTGATGAACTGAGGTACCTTGATTGTGTCTATATGCATATGGGGTATTATGGTGGTGACCCTACACAACTTGAACAGATGAGACAACGTATTTTACCTATTTTTTGAATTTATTATGAACAATGATTTTTTGTGGGTTGAGAAGTATCGTCCACAGACTATTGATGAATGTATCCTCCCTGAGGCTACAAAGAAGACCTTTAAAGAGTTTCTAGATAAGGGTGAGGTTCCTAACCTTCTTCTTTCTGGTCCTCCTGGTGTAGGTAAGACCACTGTCGCTAAAGCCCTCTGTAATCAACTTGGAGTAGATTCCTATGTCATCAACGGATCCGATGAAGGTAGATTTCTTGACACTGTACGGAATCAGGCCAAGAACTTTGCTTCGACCGTATCACTTTCGTCAGATGCAAAACACAAAGTCATCATCATTGACGAAGCTGATAACACAGGGAACGATGTACAACTCCTCTTACGGGCAAACATTGAGACGTTTTATAACAACTGTCGATTCATCTTCACCTGTAACTACAAAAACAAAATCATCGAACCCCTACATTCTAGGTGTGCCGTCATCGACTTTGGAATCAAGGGAAAAGAACGACAGGAAATTGCAGCAGGATTCTTCAAACGTCTCCAAGAAATCCTGGATATCGAAGGTATTAAATATGATAACAAGGTCCTGGTAGAACTCATCAACAAACACTTCCCTGATTGGCGTCGTGTTCTTAATGAGTGTCAACGTTATTCCACAAGTGGTAGTATTGACTCTGCTATTCTCGCATCATTCTCTGACGTATCTGTAAATGACCTCATCAAAAACCTCAAAGAAAAGAATTTCTCCGAAGTTCGCAAGTGGGTTGTTTCTAACCTGGACAATGATGCTAGTGTCCTTTTTCGTCGTATTTACGATGCTCTTGTTGTCTCCCTTGAAAACAATAGTATTCCTGCTGCTGTGTTGGTTCTTGCTAAGTATCAGTATCAGGTTGCGTTCGTGGTAGATCAGGAGATCAACTTCCTTGCTGCCCTAACAGAAATCATGGTGGAATGTCAGTTCCGTTAATTAACTAATAATAAAAAACAATGAATGTAAAACTATTTCGTATCATCACTGGTGAAGAAGTGATTGCAGAACTTCTTTCTGAAGATGACTCAACTGTGACTCTTCAGAATGGTCTAGTTGTTCTTCCCTCTGGACAGAGTGTTGGGTTTGCTCCATGGGCAATGGTGATTGATAAGGATCAACCTGAGATCACGGTAAGTAGAACACACATCGTATACATTGCTGAGGTTGATGAAGGTATCACTAAGAAGTATAATGAAGTGTATGGAAGTAAACTGGTAACACCAGACAAAAAGAAATTGATTCTTTAAATTATGGAACTTAAGGACTGGTTGAACTCAATCAATTTTACCAAGGAGGATCTGATTAAAGATGATCCTTCTTTGGTAAAAGACTATCCACCATATATCATCAATCGTTGTCTCTCTGGACACATGGATTGTATTATGTTTGCCAATGAGATGAACAAGTACAGTTTTTTAGATAAAGATATGCAATATGAATTTTATCTAAATATATTGAGAAAGAGGAAGAGATTCTCTCCCTGGCTCCGTAAAGATAAGATCTCAGATTTAGAGATTGTGAAACGTTACTATGGTTATAGTAATGAAAAGGCTTCTCAGGCTTTGAAAATTTTATCCAATGAGCAACTTAATTTTATTAAACAACGACTTGAAACTGGTGGAAAAAAATGACACAGACTGTTGAGCCTCAGGTTGATTGGTCGAAAGACCAAATGGTAGAGGTTAGGCTAAATCAACCTGATGATTTCTTAAAAGTTCGTGAGACTCTGACCCGTATTGGGGTTGCCTCTAGAAAAGAAAAGAAACTTTACCAATCCTGCCATATTCTTCATAAGCAAGGTAAATACTACATCGTACACTTTAAGGAGTTATTTGCCCTTGATGGTAAATACGCTAATCTTACTGTTAATGATGTTCAGCGTAGGAACCGTATTACTCGCTTGCTTGTTGATTGGGGCTTGATAGATGTTGTCATCGAAGAATCAATTCAAGATATTGCACCATTGAATCAAATCAAAGTACTTCCTTATAGAGAGAAGACCGAGTGGATTCTAGAACAGAAGTATAATATTGGTAAGAAGAATAATGTGAAGGTTGGCCAACCTGAATAAATAAGACTGAGACTCCTTTCGTGCGGTCTCTACAAAAGTCGGAACACCCAAAGACCTCCTGTCTCTTGACAGGGGTCTTTTTTTGTTGTATAATATAGAAGTCTCACACCGCAGCACTGCACAGTGAGATTCAATAAAGCTAATTGCTATTTTTTATATGAAAAATAAAATGCCCATTCAAGGCCCCCACCGTATTCCAGGATTTAATGGAGTAGGTGAGATTAACCTTGAGGATTACAATGATAAAGGTATCGACCCACCAGAAATTAGTTCTGGTATGTTTTCTCATATTTCAGTTGTTGATCTTAATACTGTAGATGAAAATCATCCTGACTGGGAAAACCTAGGTATCCGCGAGAAAGGTAATACAGAAGATCGTATTAATGCTTTTGAAGATGCCTTTGAGCTCGAGGGGTTCATAACCAACGTTGTTCCTCCTATTATGGGAACCAATGAAAGACCTATAGATGGTCGTGGCCGAATGATCGCTGCCAAGCGTCGTGGAGAAAGGTGGATTCCTGCTCTCTATTATACTCTTGAAGATAATTCTCAGAGGAGTATTGTCAGTGATTCCTTGAAACAGAACCTGCGTCATCCGGTACAATTCAAAGCAACAAGGGAATCTGTCGTTACTTCTTGTCTCCTACTTATTGGGAAGGATGAACTTAAGTGTAATGAGGTTGCCATTAGGAATTATTTGGATAAAGATCTAAATATTGAAAAGAGTTTTTCTAAATCGAATATTACCAAGATTGTAAACGATACCATAGCTCGTGGAAAACAAGACAAAAATGTAGTAGTTCAGGTAAAAGATCGTAAGAAGTGGGAATTATTTTGTGAGGAGGCAGGTAAGAAAATTGATAACAAATCTGTGTTTCTCTTTTGTGTAGATGGTCCGACCTACATATCTCGTCACTGGGCAACGATACTTAAAGAGTCATTGAGGAGTGGGAATGATCGTCCTATTGAGTTAATTCTCTATACTAGAGATAATATTGTTACAGAAGCACATAAAAACATGAAGGCGTTTAGAGATGGTATTGAATGTTTACTTGAATCTTCTTATTTGATGGTTGAAAGAGACTATGCTTCTGACTGGCCTATGGGAAAACTGAGTCTACCCGTTAAGAGTATACCCTACAAAATTGTTGGGTGTATTCCTCAAGTTTCTGGGAAACATGATAGGTATTTTAAAATGAAACAGTTTGTAAGTATTGAAGATTATTGTTGATTTGATAAAAAATTACGGGGTTCACTACCCCCGTTTTTTTGTTTTTTCTGTTATAAATAATGAGTGAACGCCTTCGGGGTTCACACAATCAAATCTCGCTTATTTAAGGAGAAGTACATGGCCAATCTCATGAAGTATAATGCTGCCGACCTGGACAAATTCATGGACAGGATTACGCGTAACACAATTGGAATGGATGACTACATCGATAGAATCCTAAGAGGTCAAGAAACATCAAACTATCCTCCATACAATCTCATCCAAGTTAGTGACACTGAATCACAACTAGAGTTAGCTTTGGCAGGATTCACCCCAGAAGAAGTCAATGTCTACACAGAAGAAGGAAAACTTTTCGTCGAAGGAAAACGAGAAGAATCCACAAAAGAAACAACATTCATCCACAGAGGAGTGGCTGCAAGATCTTTCACCAGAGCTTGGACACTGGCAGAGGATACGGAAGTTGGATCAGTTAAATTTGAGAATGGGCTCTTAACAATCACTATGAAGAGGATTGTTCCAGAACATCATCAACGTAAGAACTGGTTCTAAATAGAACATATCGTCGCCGCAGAGGGGTAACTGGCACAATCCAGTGACAACCCCTCTTTTTTATGTTATAATTTATAAGAGGTATATTGTAAAAGATGACTGTTAAACTATTGTTATTGAAGTCTGGCGAAGATGTTATCGCAGACATAAAAGAGATGTGTGTTGGTGATGAGGAAAAACCTACAGTGGTTGGTTATTTTCTTAGATACCCTTGTCGAGTAAAATTGGTTGGACAAGATACTGATCATAAGGGAGATAAACAGCATCCGTTTAGAATGCAACTTACTCCATGGATGCCCCTAAGTAAAGATGAAATGATTCCTGTTGTTGCAGATTGGGTTGTCACTGCAACCGAACCAATTGATGAATTAAAAGAAGCTTACGAAAAAGGAGTAGAGAAAAATGAAGATAGAAAACTTGAAACTACTATCACTGACGGATCAGAGACTGATCCTGACACAGATTGAAGAGGTCTCTGCAGACCTGGGTGAACCAGACTGTAAACTGATAGAACCTTTTATTCTTAATACTAGTACAATGACACTGGCTCCATGGTTTGCTGATATCACAAATCAGAATGAGTTTATGATCCATTCTGAAAAGATTTTGACAATCATGGAACCTAACGGTAAACTGAAAGTGATGTATGAGGACTTACTTAAGGAATGAATTTCTATACAAACATACAGATGATTGGAAATCAATTCCTTGTTCGTGGTTATGAGGACGGTAAAAGAGTTCACTATCGTGATACCAACTATCGTCCAACACTGTATGTTAACTCCAAAATACCCACAAAATACAAAACACTTGAGGGTGAATATGTTGAGGCAATTCAACCTGGAACAGTAAGAGACTGTAGAGACTTTTATAAGAAGTATGATGAGATCGAGAACTTCAAGATCTATGGTAATGAGAGATATATCTACCAATACATTTCTGACAAGTATCCTCAGGATGAGATAAAGTTTGACATCAAGAAGATGAGACTTTTAACCATTGATATTGAGGTCTCATCAGAAGAAGGATTTCCTGATCCAGAACATTGTTCCGAGGAGATGTTGACCATCTCTATTCAGGATTATGCAACTAAGAAAATTACAACTTGGGGAAGAAAGCCTTATACTCCTAGTCAGGACAATGTGACCTATCATTATTATCCTGAAGAAAGAGAAATGCTTGGTGCATTCATTGATTGGTGGATGAATGACTATCCTGACGTTGTGACTGGGTGGAACACCCGTCTGTATGACATCCCATATATCTGTGGAAGGATCGATAGGGTTCTGGGTGAGAGGGCCCTTAGGAATCTGTCTCCATGGGGTCTAGCGACCAAGAGAGAGACTTGGATCAATGGCCGTATGTTTTATATCTACGATATTGGTGGTATTACTGACCTAGACTATCTGGAGTTGTATAAGAAGTTCACTTATGTGAATCGTGAGTCTTACCGACTGGACTTCATTGCAGAGGTTGAACTTGGTCAAAAGAAATTAGATCACTCTGAATTTGATACATTCAAAGACTTCTATACTGGTGATTGGAAGAAGTTTGTAGATTACAACATCGTTGACGTGGAACTTGTTGACCGTATGGAAGACAAGATGAAACTGATTGAGTTGGTTATCACCATGGCATACGATGGTAAGGTGAATTTTGGTGACCCAATGTTTCAGGTTCGTCTATGGGACTCTATCATCTATAACTATTTGAAGAAGAGGAATATTGTTATTCCTCCCAAGACACAGACTGATAAGAGTGAAAAGTTTGCTGGGGCCTATGTAAAGGAACCAAAACCAGGTGTATATGATTGGGTTGTAAGTTTTGACTTGAACTCACTGTATCCGCATTTAATTATGCAATACAACATTTCACCTGAAACTCTTCAGGAAGAGAGACATCCATCAGTTACTATTCAAAAGATTCTTGATGAGAAACTTGATTTTCAGATGTATAAGGATTATGCAGTCTGTGCCAATGGCGCAATGTATCGTAAAGATGTGAAAGGTTTCCTACCTGAACTGATGGAGAAGATGTATGGAGAACGTAAGGCATTCAAGAAGGAGATGTTGAAGTCTAAACAGAAACTGGTTGATATCGAATCTAAACTGAAGACTAACAAGGATCCTGTTCTCCGTAGACAGAGAGAACAAACCATCAAAGATATTGCCAAGTTCAACAACTTTCAGATGGTGAGAAAGATTTGTTTGAACTCTGCCTATGGTGCAATTGGTAATGCATACTTCAGATACTTCAAACTTGCCAATGCAGAAGCGATTACAATGTCGGGCCAGACATCTATTCGTTGGATTGAAAATCATATGAATGAGTATTTGAACAACTTACTATCAACAGAAGATGTAGATTATGTAATTGCATCTGACACCGATTCAATCTATCTTAACTTTGGGCCTGTTGTTAATAAATTTCTTGGTAATAAAGTCAATGATACGAGCAAGGTTGTTTCTATCATTGACAAAGTCTGTCAAGAGAAACTGGAACCGTTCATCGAAACATCTTATCA